TTAACCCGGGTTTCTGCAGGTCGGCGGTTCCTCGGTCTCGAGATAGTAATCCGATAGCCACGCCAGCTTGTCGCCCATCGCGCAGGCGACATCGATCATTTCGTTGAGCAGCTGGCCCACCTGCCGGTCGGACAGGCACGGTTGGCCATCGCACACCGCTTCTCCGGCAGGCGCCACCGGGAAAGCCACCCGCTCGAACCGGACGGGATCCGGCGCCGACTTTACCTTATCGCCCCCGCAACCGATCAGCAGCAGCGCGAGAAACGGGCCCAGCAGGAGCGCGGGCAGCTTCGGGGTTGGCATCTTCGGCCTCCTTCATGTCGTCAATGGTGTTGTCGCTATCGGCTTCACGTGCCTGACGACGCTCTTCTTCGCCGCGGTTGGCGCGCCGTTCCCCCTCGAGCACGTCGTTCACCTGCTCGAGCTGACGCTCGTTGTCGGCTTTCTCGATCGCGGCCCGGTCGTCGAAATGGTCCCAGATCACGAAGGCGGCCACCGCTGCCACCACCCCGCCCGCGACCAGTCCCGCTTTCGCCAGGCGGCGGGCATGCGGGCCGGTCAGCGCAGGATTGCGCGCGATCAGCCATCCGGCGATTGTCCCGATCATTCGAACGCCCCCACCGCTACCGCGATTCCCAGCGCGAACATCACCACGCCGAAGAGCAACATCGCCCTGCCCGCGTATCGCGCAACGATCCCGCTCCAGATCATCTCGCCCATTCGTTCGCCGATCACTGTTCTTCTCCCACGGGCTCGGTCACGGGTTCGGGTGTGCGGATTCCCAGCGCGATCTTCTCGATCTTGGAGAACACTTCGCGCAGCGACAGGAAGGCTGCTGCCAGCGCGCCGCCGTCCACCGCGGACAGCCTGCCATCCCATACCACCGAAACGATCAGCCAGGCGACGATGCCGCCGCCCAGCAGCGCGAGCATGACGATCGCGGCGAAGCGCTGCCAATCGTGGTTCATGACCCGCTCCGGTAAAGCTTCGCCTCGCTGGCGCGCCGGCGCACCAGCCCGTTGAGCACGCGCCCGCCCGCCTTGTTCCATCGCTTGAACTCGGCCGCAGCGCCCTCGTGGTCACCTGCCTTGTGTTTCTTCGTCAGCGTGGCCCGGCCGATCGCGCCTGTGTTGTAGTGGAAGCTGACCATCGCATCGAACTGCGCCTGGCTGGTCGGCGCGTCATCGATCGCGCGCGCGACGCCGTTCGCATAGCGCGCGAGGTCCGACACGAGCCGTTCGTCGCATTGTTGCTGCGTCCAGACCGTGCCCTCACGCACATATCCGTGCAGCCCGTCGCGCGTGGCGCCCCAGCCAATCGTCCAGGGCTCCCCGCCCGTCGCCGGATCGGGATAGGCTTCGATCAACCCGTCCGTGCGCAGCCGCGCGCAGCCTTCGAACTGCTTGATGAGGTTGATACCATCGTCGCCCACCTCGTCGGGCCCGCCAGGCTCCGAAACCGGAATGGCCGGCATGACGTTGCGCGGCACGCCCGCCAGGTCGAGAACGGCGTGGATCTTGTTGATGTCGTCGAGCACCAGCACGCCGTCTTCATCCACAGCCCGCGCTGCGTCGAAATACTGCTTTCGGGGATCGGTCATAGATACCACCATGCGGAAAAGGCCGCCCAGGCGGCGAGAAAGGCCCAGTAGGACCACAGGAACGGCTTGGAATACGCGCGCCCTTCCTTGAGCGCGGCCAGCCACACGAACAGCGATTTGCCGATGATCATGAAGACGGTGCCGATCCAGTAGATCGGGCTGTGGGTGGCGAAACTCTCGCCCCCGATCAGGATTTGCTGGATGCGTCCGCCAAGCTGCATCATGAACCCGGCCGAGACGAGATCCATGCCGATCGCCATGCACAGCGCGGCATTGTAGAACGAAGGCGGATATCGGTGCCGCCACCCATGCCGGAACCACCCGATCACGATGAATGCACTGCCGATCAATAGCCACCCGAAGGCCAGAAGGATCATTCGCCCTTACCCTTTGTGAGAGAGGCGATTGCGCGACCCGCCCCCGTTGAAAATTCGTCCGCGGTTTCACGGGCTTCGGCTGCCAGCAGGCTGTGTGCGCGCAGCTCCCGCTCAATCCCGCCGCGGAACACGGGGCGATAGACCGCTTTCAGCGCGGCAGTGACGTCGCGCAGGTTCATTCCAGCCTCGCAATGTCGGCTTCGATGCGGGCGGGGGTCGCGATCAGACCCTGCAATGCGTTGTGGTTGTCGCGGGCATCGATGCCGGCAGCCCGGGCAGTGTCGTTCAGCGCCGCGATCGTCTCGCGCAGCGTCACCATGACCTCGACCACCTTCGCCAGCTTCGAAAAGGCCCACAGCAGCGCCGAGATCAGGATGACGATGACGGCCAGCATCACCAGCATGATCGCCCGCCAGTCATTCAGCGTCGCCATCACCCGGCCCGTCTCGTTCACGTCCAGCGGCGACGGGACCGATGCCGACAACATGAACCATGCCGGCACCAGTATGGCGATGCGCAGGATCCTCACAGCATCACCTCCGCTTTGCAGGGGCCGCGTAAACGGCACCCGGCATCTTGCCGCCACATCGCCATGTCGCGTTACTCGGCGGGGGCTTCCGGACCCTCGCCATTGCTTTCTGCGGGTTCGTCGGGTTGCGGGTTCAGCTTGCGGTTGATCGCCGCGGCGCGTGTCTGTTCCACGGTGCCCGGCAGCACATCGATACAGCGCACGATTGCGCCCAGCAGCTGCTGCAGTTCGGGCGAAGCAATCGTCGGCTCTTCGATCGCCTGCTGAACCTGCGCTTTCACCTCCTGCGTGAGGACTGATTGAACGAGCTGGTCGAGCGGCTGCATGGCTTCAGCCACTTCGGCCTCCGCCTCTTCCCTGCGCGCCTGGTCATACGCTTCCACTTCGGCCCGCATCGCTGCGATTTCCTCGGGCGATTTCTTCGTCTTGGTCATTCCGGTTTCCTTTCATTGAATGACAGCACACCGCTGCCCTCCCGCCGTTCGCGGGAAGGTTCCGGTAATCCAGGTTGTCTTTTGATTGGCTCGGAGGCTCAGAAGCCGGTGACGTCGATCGCCATCACGCGGCCGTTATAATTGTTGCCCATCAGGTAGGTGAAACCGGGGATTTCCCGGATCCGGAAGCCATTGCTCTCCGCCTTAATCCCGCTCGCTGCGCCATTGGGATCAGGCACCCACTTGTTCGTATCGACGTTGAATGTCGGCGGGCTGCCATTGACTGTCGCAACCTGGCGGAATGACGGGCTGATGATAAATGCGAACGTGCGGCCTGTCGGCAGGGCCACCAGTGTATTCATCCCTGCATTCATCGCGACGATCGGCGTGACGCTGTAGAGGCGCAGAACTTTGCCCGCGCCTATGATGGTGGAGAATGCCACCTTCCCGTTCTTGTAGGTTTCCAATCCTCCGCCCGTTGATGACGGGCTCTGCGTATCGAAGCGCCGGAAGGCGTACCAGGTCACCGCCGCAGCCGCTTCGGTTACGATCGCGCGCGTGCTGGTATCGACCTTGCCGATGCTGACGGCTTGCGTCGTACATCGCACCGCGATGATGTCTCCTGCGTCGATAGTGCCAGGCAGAACCTGGTATTTGGCTGCGGCCCCGAAATGCCCCGGTGGCCAGTTCAGCGACGTGTTCACCTGTCCGCTCGCAACGAGATAATAATTGATCTCGCTGGCATCGACCTGCAGCCGGCCGTCATCGGTGTAAGCCTCGAACATCAGTAGATCAGTATGTCCACGTCGCCGCGGAAATTGGTCGCACCGCTTGGTTTCGACCAGGCAACGGTGTTTCCCGAAACAGTGACGATCGGCGCATAATTCGTCCCCTCGGCGGTACCGATCGCCAGAAGCGTGGATCCGGGAGGCACAGCCACCGTCGTGCTTCCATTAGCAGTCACGTTCGCGACGCGGCTGACCGCCTTGGGCAGCCAGGTCGATGTATCCACGATCACACCTCCAGCGGCGGACAGCGATTGCAATCCCGCTGGCATTTACCACACCCCCATGCGAACGCGCAGGTTTCCGCTGGCGTCGTAGATGCGCCAATTGCCGTTCGAATATTCCGTGCGAGCACCACCACCCGGTTTCTCGATGGAGAAGTTGTCGGCATGGATCACGAAATTGCCCTGGCTCCCGTCGTCGTTTGCTTCCCACCCGGTGATCCGACCGTTCACATCGATGCGAACACCTGCTTTCGCGAACAGCGCATCGAGATCGCCGTTGATGCCCGAGATCGCGGTGGCATAGCTCGTGATGCTCGAGCCGTGGGAGCTCACAGTGCTTTGCAGGCTCGCGATCGTCGTCGCCTGCGTGGCGAGAACAGAGGCATTGGTGGCAATATCTGCTTTCATGCCCGGGAGGGCGGTGCCTACCTCAATTTCCTGCTCAGTCGCGGGCCGGATCAGTGCCTTGCGGAACTCGATATCGTTGACGGCTCCAACCCCTCCCGATGCGGCCACCCAATGCGAGAAGAGATATTGTTCGAAGCTAATCGCGTCAGGTTCGGTGACTTGAACAAGCTTGCGGAAGGAATACTGCCGCCCATAGACGGGGCTGGGGACCGTCGCGTGCAACTCTAGTTTGTGGTCCTGAAACTGCGTCCCGTTCGAACGGTAAGCTCGCATAAGGTAGGCGGCGCCCGCGAAAGTCCCTACTCGGGCAATCGCATCGACCTCCAGCACGTACCATTGGTTTGTGCTGATCGTTGCTTGGTTCTTAAACCCGTTGGAATAAATATAGTTGCTCTCGCCCACGATGCCGGGGAACCTGATCGCGTACCCGCCCAGAGGATCAGTCACGCGATAGGGCGAGGCATTGCCCGCGCGAGCATTATACCCCCCCGGCAGAGCGCCGACCGTGGCGCTTGGGTAATCATCAAAGCCGGGGTTCTGGTTGAGCGCGCCCTGTCCGATGCTCGCCGAGAGTATCGCGCTTTGCTGCGCCGCCGCTGCCTGGGCCGTAGCCACCGCCGCCTGCGAAGTAGCAATACCCGCTTGCGCCTCTGCCGCATAGGCACCCGACATATCGATAAGCTCAAGGGCCGAACAGCGAACGTTTCCGTTAATTGTCGGATAGTTGAGTATGATCTCGGGAGCGATGAACTCTTTGCTCTGGCCCGCCCATCCGGTGAAAGTGTGCTCGATCCATGTCCAGCTTGTCCCTACGGTCGTGTCATAAGGAAGGAAGCCGGTCCTAGGGGCGCGGGAGGTGGATTGGGGGAACTCGCAAAGCCGTAGAGTGACCGCGCGAGTGCCACTTTCCGAGCGGACCCGTGCCCTTATTTTCCATGCCGAGTTGTTGTGGGGGCGAGCGTGTCTGGCGGTCAATGCCCCCCAAGCCGCAGTATTGATGTTCCTAGCAACCCGAACGTCGCTCTCGGTAACAAACTCTGTGTTCTGTGGAACTTGGGCGCTACTATCGCCAGTGAAGAACGTCGCATCCGCCTCAAAGGTGGTGGGCATCATTTCCGTGGCTCGGGCCTTGGCCTCGTCACGATAGCTGGCCGACAAGGTTGCCGACGAACTGGCAGCGGCAGCCTGCTGGCTGGCAGTGGTGGCGCTGGCCTGCGCCGCTGTAGCCGAGTTGCCTGCCGCTGTCTGCGATGCCTGTGCGGCACTTGCCGAGGTGCTGGCCTCGCCCGCCTTGGCCGTGGCTGTCGTAGCGCTGGTTGCTGCTGCGATAGCGGACGCCGCTGCGGCCTCTTCCGAATTGATCTCCTCGTACTCGAGCGCGAAAAGCTCTTGGATCGCGACGCCGCCAGTGTTCGCGACGATTGCAAGGCAGGCAAACCCGCTCTTTGGTGCGGTTAGCTTCGCCTCAAACCAGGTCGGTTCGCCGCCCGCAGGAACGGTTACAGAACCCGCGTTAACGTAGGTTCGGTTCCCGTAATTCTGATCGTCGTACACCTCCAACCGGAAATAGAGGTTGGTGGGCGTACCCGAGTGGTGCTTGGCCCGCACACGCCCACGGATAACATCACCGCTTTTGATCGGGCGCGGCTTCTTGATCGCGATATAGCTGTAGCCGGATTGATCGTTTGTTCTTGCAACCGGCCCGAGCGCCGTCGTCACGAAATCGAAGCGATACGGGATTTGCGCGCCGCCATCGCCCTTGAAATACTGCGCGCCACGAGCAAAGTCAGTCGGGTAGGTGTCCGTGGCAGACTTAGCCGCATCACTCGCGTAAGTCGCGGTGACCCCCGCCTGCGTGGTCGCGGTCGCCGCGCTACCGCTGGCGCTGGTGGCGCTGTTCGCAGCATTGGTTGCCGAGGTGCTTGCCTCGCCCGCTTTCGTCGTCGCGGTGGCCGCGCTGCTCTGCGCTTGCGATGCACTGGTGCTGGCCTCGCCTGCTTTGGTGCTCGCCGTGGTCGCGCTACTCGCGGCGGCATCTGCGCTATCCTCCGCATCATCCCGGAAGCCTGCGGCCAATGTAGCGAAGGACGAAGCCGAGGTTGCCGAGCCAGCAGCATCACTGGCGCTTGTCGCTGCTTGTCCAGCCGATGCGCTCGCCTCGCCCGCCTTCGTGGTGGCGGTGTTGGCGCTTGTCGATGCGCTCGACGCGCTACTGGCCGCCGCCCCGGCACTCGCCGCGGCACTCGTCTCGCTCGATGAAGCGGCCGAGGCATGGCCCTCGGCATCATCACGCGCGTTGGCGGCCGTCGTCGCGCTCGTGGCAGCGGAAGAGGCGCTATCCGCGGCGTTGGTCGCCGAGGTCGCGGCATTGCCCTCGCTAACCGAGGCCTGGCCCGCGCTCGACTGCGCGGCCGTGGCCGATCCGCTGGCGGCGGTGGCGCTATCTGCGGCTTCATCAGCCTTCGTTATGGCAGTCGAAGCGTGCCCAGCCGCGACGCCTGCGCTGCCCGATGCTGCTAACGCTTCGGCCTGTGCGTCGTCTCGAGCACTCTCCGCCGCGGTCACCGCAAGCTGCGCATCATCCCGCGCCTGAATTGCAACGGCTTCCGCCGCCTGCACGACCGCCTGCGCATCTTCGTCCGCCTGCCTCGCTTGCTCGGCAGCATCCGCGCTCGCTGCGGCGCTCGCCGTCGAGCCATAGGTCGCAATGAGATCGTCGATATCCTGCTCAGCCGCAGCGATCGCAGCATTCGCCGCCGCCACATTCGCTGCATTGCTCGAGATGTCGGTTTCGTGCCGGTCGATCGCGTCAGTAACGTCGTCGGCCGTGCGATCGCCTACCGGCGTCCCATTGGGCGCGCCGACCGTCGCATTGTCTTCCGGCTTCGTGTTCTCGCTATCGGTGACCTTGGGCCAGTCCGCCGTCTGCGCCGCCTTGCGCGCCAGCAGGATCGGCCCCGAATTGCGCGGATCGAATCCTACCGCCTCCGCCGCCTGGACCGGCGCGCTGTCATTCGCCTCCCACGCGTAGATGTCTTCGTGTTCCTCGCGCAGGACCAGCGCGATCCGGCCCGATCGGCTCGGCTTCTGGCTGACCACCCGGAACGGCTTGTTCACCCAGGCGCGCGGCGAATAGGATTGCCACACGATCGACCCGACCTTCGCTGCCATGCCCTTCATGTTGTATTCGGCGGTGAAGGTGCCCGGGTACTGCATGCGCTGCAGCGTCTGCTTCGCCAGTCGTTCGGACTGCGGCGAATTCTCCACCACGCCGAAGTCGACCGGGGCCGTCCGGTCTATACCGTCCTCGCTCGCCAGGCTGACCGAGGGATAGGGCGCCATCTGGTAGAGCGCTTCAGGCTTCACATGCGAACCCGAAATGATGTTCGGCAGGTTGGTCTGTCCGCCCATCGGATCCCATTGCGCGCCGCTGATGACGTCGTGATCGTCGAAAGTGACCGAAGGCGTCGCCAGCGTGTTCGCCTTGATCAGGAAGCTCAGCCGGCCCTCGCTGTCCAGCAGGTCGCCTGCACAGCCCGCCAGCAGCGCCGATACCACGTTCATCGGCGCATCGTCGGTGCTGAACGCGCCTGCGGTGCGATAGCGAGGCTGGGTGCCGCCTGCCGCCAGCGCGATCGGCTCGTCGCACATGTTTGCCGCGGTGATCGCGCTGTCGAGGTCGAGATACTTCGCAGGCAGCCCGCCGCCGACCGACAGCTTGCCGTTGATCCGCCATCCGATCAGCACGTTCAGCGCCTGGATGATCGGATTGTTCGAACTCGGCCCCCAGCTGTTCTGGTCGTCGAAACGCTGCGTGCCCGACCCGCCGAACGTGCTGTCATAACGCGGATCGTACATCGGCATTCCGCTGCCGATCACCGTGACCCGGCCCGGCAGGCCCGATGCCAGCGGCGATTGTTCGTTGTCGCTATTGCCCGTGCGCTTCACCCGCAGGCGCAGATAGGCGCACCCCGTCAGCCGGTCGTCGCTGCCCCAGCGCGTCCCGCCATTGATCGCGATCGTGTTCGCCGCAGTGCCTTCGGTGCGGATCGTGACGTTCGAAAGATAGCCGGCGTAGCTGCCCTGCACGCCGCCTGTGGCCGACCATGCCAGCTCGTCCTCGAACCAGATCTGGCTGACCCCGCCGATCCGGTGTGCGGCCAGCGCGATGATGTAATCGACATATTCCTCGTCTTCGCCGCTGCCCTCGTAATAACGGATGTCCACCGCCAGCGCGGTCGGGTCGCCCAGGATCATGGTGCGCGGCGCTTGGGTGTTGAGCGTCGCCTGCAAGCGACCGAGCTGCGTGGCCGATTGCGGGATCTTGGGCGATCCGCCCAGAGTGCCTGCGACCAGCGAGACAGCACCGGCCACCGTGGCGATCGTACCGAGTGAAGCGCCAGCGAGAAGCGCCCCCGCGCCGAACACAGCCCCGGCACCGGTAGCGACAAGTGCGACGACACCCGCGATCTTCGCTACTGTCCTTACGACCCTACCCATCGCGGCCGACCTTCCACGCGGCACTCCAGTCTGAGCGCGGAATGGCGGTCATCCCGCCCTCGGCGAAGTAAAACAGGGCTTCGCCCCCGATAACGCAGCCCAGGCAATTGTCCTGCACCAGCGCAATGTCGCCGCGCTGCGCAAAGCAGGGCTCGACCCGCTCGAACATCCCATCCAGCCTCTCGTGCATCGATTTTTCGGCCAGCAGCTTCAGTGCCGCGCGCTTCGTCGAATATCGTCCGCGCAACTCCGCCAGCGGGTCTTCGCCGGTTTGCGCGATCACGCATGCCGCCGCCCAGCGCCCGCAGTCGCGGTCCCAGCGGAATGGGCGCGCACGCCAGATCTTGATCGTGTCGGAAAGCCGCTGCTCCCAATCGGGCAGGAGCACGCTCATTTCAGCACCTGTCGGGGATAGACGTCCCGCCCGCCGGCACTGCCGCCACCTCCACCATAACCACCACGAACGCCCGCCTTCTGAATCCCGTTCGCTGCAGCCAGTGTCTGGCTTGCGCTCTTGTCGCCCGCGTCGAATTCGCTCTGGTGCAGGTAGGTCAGCCCCGAACCTTCGCTCAGCGCGGCCTGGTAATTCTCGATCGTTGCCAGGATCGTCTGCTCGTCGGCCGATGTCTCTACCGTCAGATTGACCAGATATCCGCTGTAATACCGATGGATCGGAAGCGGGCTGAACTGGGTCGGCGGCTTGTTTATCGGCTCCAGCAGCCGGAACCACAGCCTCGCCTCCCGCTTGCGCCACTTCGCCTTCTGGCCGACCACGTCGAGCAGGCCACCATCCTCTACCGGCAAACCGGAAAGCACCGCAGTGACCGTCTCCGATCCGCCTTCCGCATGGCCCACGTCGCCGATCGCCACCAGGTCGCTCGGCACCGCGTTGAATGTATGGCCATCGAGGTCGGGATCGCCCGTCTCCCCCGCTCCGAACGCAATATCCTGCACACCCGAAACCGCGCGCACCGGATCGCCGTCGATATCCATCCATGCGAACCACTGCACATAGACGATTTCCTGGCCCAGCGCGGCCAGCGTCGCGGCGTCCATCAATATGCCTCCACCACGTCGAAACTGAAGCCGGACTGGATCCTCGCCAGGCCGACGGAAAGCATCGGCGCACCTTCCGGCATGGACGCCAGCAACCAGGGATCGCGCGTCTCGATCGCCGTGTCGTCCGCCACGATCCGTCGCAGCGGAGCATGGAAGCGCAGCAAGGCGGCGCCGGCCGCATTCGTCGCCACGTTCTGGTCCAACCGCATCAGCTGGTCGCCCACGGTCACGAACTGCCCAGCCAGCAATACGGTGGAGCTGGCCGGCCAGCCATCCGTCTGCAACTGGTAACCCGACCCTGCACCGTTCGCTCGGACCACAAAGGCTCCCGCATGCTGCGGATCGGTCGTGATCGGCACGCGGAAACTGTGCACCGGCCCGCGCACGCGCCCGAAGAACACCTGCCAACCCCGCGCGTCCTCCTGCCGCATGTTCGCGACAGCGATCGATGCTTCCCACCAGGAATAGCCGAGATCAACCGCCTGCCGGGCATGCGTCAGCTCCGAACGGCTAACCTGCGCCGCTACCGCTGGCCGCAATCCGATGTCGGTGTGATGGTGCGGATCGGGATAGGGAACGATTGCCATCAGCCGGTCCTCCCCCCGGGCATGATCGGGCGAGCGGCATCCCTGCGGGTTCGCGCCGAAGACATGCTCATCATCGTCGGGGCGGACGCTTTGACCACGCGGGCAGCGCCCTGGACGACGCGCGCGTCGAACATTTCGCCCGCGACGATCTCGACTACAACCGGGCTGCCGTTGTTCTTCGGATCGCCCCGATGAACGTCGACCACTTCACCGGACGACACTCGAGCGACGGGTGTGCCATTCAGGGAAAGAAGGTTGCTGTCGATTCCCGAATGGCCGGCGATCTTGAAACTGCCCCCCGTGGCCAGTCCCATCGGCCCACCGCCGGTCGGAATTGACCAATGGCCCCCAGATCCGGCGGCTGCTGGCGATGGAGTAGGCCTTGCCAACCCGAACAATCCAAGAATGCCACCAATCAACCCGCCTCCCTGCGAATTGCCCGAGATCAGGTTCGCAAGGTTGTCGGCGAGCTTGTCCAAAACCTTCGAAAGCGCGTTGAACGTGCGCTCGCGCATCCAGCCTTCGAAAAAGTCTTTCAGGTTGCCGTCCAGCGCCGCCTGTAGGCCGTTGCGGAAAGCGTCGCGGAACGTGCGCTGCAAATGAGCCTGCGACCGGTCTGCCGCTTCGCGCAACGCCTGCTCTTCCGCTTCCGAGCGCGACATGCCGCCTCGATCCATAAGGTAATCGACGCGATCACGGCGGCGCAGTTCTTCTTCACGCATCCGGATACTGCGGTCGTCATCCCCGCGTAGTCGCGCCAACTCCAATTCATGCGCAAGCTGCTCGTCCTCAAGCCTACGCGACGCTGCCGCAGCGCGGGCCTCTTCGATTGCCAGCATTTCGTCGCGGGCGATCTTTTCAGCAGTTGCGAGGTCGTAGCCTTCGCGGCTCAGGTCATTGATGCGGTGCTGAAGGTCGAGTTCATCGTCCAGGTAGCGCAGGTGCTCGTAGTCGTTGTTCAGAACGGCGACCTGATACTCCGTTTCGACCTGACGCTCGGCAAGGAACTCTTCCAGCGCCCGCTTGCGCGCCTGATCCAGTTCGGCCATGTCGCGCTCAGCGGCAATGCGCGCGTCGGCATTACTCAGGCCAGCCCGCTCGTAACGTTCGATCTTGTCGAAAACGTCGCGCTTGCGCTCAAGGGCGCGAATGGCGTCCAAGTCGTTGCTTTCGCGCGCAACAGCCAATTCCTGCTCAAGCTTGATCTGCTCGCGACGGTCGGCAAGCTCCTCCGCAGTCGGGCCGGTGCGCCCGCGACCGGTGCGCCCCTTCGGCTTCTTGCCGGTCCCTGCGATGGTGTAATTGCCGCCGCTAATGCCTTCAGAAGGCACGCCACCGCCGCCACTGCCAGACATCGCCCCCGGCTTCTTAGGTTCGCTTAGTTCCGCGCCGGTAATCTGCCCGAGCATCTTGATCATACCGCCTAGCCAAGGCCAGATATTCTCAATCCACTGGCCTATGCGGATGATCGCCCGCCCAACGGTCTGCACAGCCGCATCCCATGCGCCCGCCCAGTCCCCCGAAAGCAGCTTGACCACCGTTTCGACCACACCGCCGATGAAATCGACGATCAACGTAAGCGTCTTGAAGAATGCCGAGATGAGTTCGCCCGTAAGGTAGCCCGCCAGCGTGATGAACGCTTCCAGCAGCATTCCGACGAACTCGATAACGTCCGAAATAAACGCGCCGAACGGCGTATCCATGAAGGCACGGAAGGCCTCAGAAACGCGGTCCACGGTATCGCTCAGCGTGGCGAAAAGGGTTTGTAGGCCAGACCCGAAGGCGTCGGACACAAAGCGCCAGAAGCTTTGCAGCCCGCGAAGGATATTGTCGCCAAACAACTGGAACGCCGCGACAACTAGCCCGACCGGGCCAAGGAAACGCAGCAGGACCGGGCCAAGATTGCTCACGATGGCGGTAAGACCGCCGAACTCTGCAATCAGTTTGCCCGCCATAACGACGGCCGTGCCGATCGGGTTCACAATGGCGCTTATGACTGCGAACAGGGGCCCCATTTTGACGAGCAGCAGAGGCAGTATCGTGATCGCTAGGGCCGATAGAGCCATCGAAAGAGGGCCGATGGCGGCAAGGAACACACCGAAACCCACTGCGGCGCGCTTCACACCGTTGGGCAGATTCCCGATCCACTCGAGGAACCCGGCTACCGCAGCAGCCGCTCGCTTCGCGTAAGGTTCGAGGATCTGGCCGAACTCGATAGCCAACTCCCGAACCATCCCACCGATTGCGCGGAGACGGTTAGCCAGGCTGTCAGAGGTGCGGGCAACGTCACCGTAAGCCTTCGACAAGCCCTCAGTAATGAGAGCCGCGCGAACCATGATCTTGCCTTGCTCGTTAAGCTCTTCGCCCGCTGAGACGATACCCATCTCAAGGGCCTTGGCCCTCACCACTGCTTCGGTGAGAAACACGCCGAAATCGCGCAGCGGTTCGCTCTCACCCGTCAGGCCCGAGCGGATTTTGCCCATCGCCGTGTCGAAATCGGTGTTGTAGAAACTGGCTGCGTCCTGCGCCAATTCGGTGAACCGCTGCGACATCCGGGCTGCGGCTGCTTCGGTGGGCGCTGCTTGATTGAACAGCATACCGAAGGCGATAGCGCCTTCCTGCATTTCCTGCGTGGCACGGCCCATATTGTTGCCCGCCTCGACCGCCCACTTGTTCATTGATCGGTTCATATTGCCGAAAGTGACATCGAAAGCCGACTGCAGCTCTTCCGCGTCACTCGCCGCTTTGGTGACCAGCACTCCCAGACCAGCCAGGGGCAGCGTCATCCCCGCGGTCATCTTCCTTCCCGCGTGCGAAACCGCGTCTCCTACTTTCCCGGCGAGGCCGATCACATTCTTGAACGTGCCCTCGACGATGCTGGTACCGCGCTGGAAATCGTCCAGATCCCATCGCAGTGATGCGCTGAGGTTCGCTATCGCTCCCATCGTCGCTATTCCTCATTGCTTTTTGCGGTTGAGCCACATCACCCAGAGCCTGGCGCCGACATGCTCCGCACCGGGCTCTGGTTCGGGTTCTGCTTGCGGTTCCTCGCCGAGCATTTCTTCGAGCGAGGGATATTTGTTGGGGTCGATCATTCCGGAAAGACGGCCATTGAGCCACGAACCGGTAATCACGTTTCGAAGTTCGCTTTGCGCCCGCTCTCGCGCACCCTGTAGCGCGAGGATGGTTGAGCGCGGGGTCTCGTCGAAGAAGTCTCCGCGCGCGTAGCCGGCTCGGCGGTAGGACCGGAAGATCGCTTCCCAGTCCCAGGCTACTTCTTCGCCGGCGCCTTTTTCCGTGCGTTTCCCACCGGCTTGGGAGGTTCAACCCCGAGCAGGATTTCCTTGAAAGCGTTTTGCGGAGCCGGATCATCAGCCATGAACATGTCGATCGCCTCGTCTTCCGTAACGATCGGGTGGTTCTGGTGAAGAGCCCCGTAGAAGATGGCGACGACCGTGCGCAGCATCGGATTGCGGCCGACCGCCAGTGCCTGGCGAGCCTCCTCTGCAGCATCGAGTGATGAATAACCGAGCACTCGCTCCGCATCCATCAGCACGCGATTGTTTAGGGTCAGACGATAGGTCTGACCCTCGTATTCGAATGTGGCAGTGCCTTCGAGCCGGTTCCCCATCTTACGCCCCCGGCGCGGTTACCGCGCCCTCGGTATATTGGCGAACGCGCCCGCGAAGCGTAGCATCGACGACAGCTCCCGTGGCACGGTTGGGTTTGTCATAGGCAAGCAGAAGAATCTCGCCCGTTCCGTCGACAGTCGACCCGGCATTGTCTGCTCGTAACACGATTTTGAACGGGCGGCGTTCACGGCTGAGCAGGTGCTCCTCAATCAGCACATGCTCATCACTGCCGGGACGATGCTTGATGGTTGCCTCGAACAGCGTCCAGTCTCCCAGGCCAGCGACGTAATCTTTCACACCACCGCTTCCCATGTCGGTGTCTTCAACCTCGTCGAGAGTGAAGCTCGGCTCCTTGATGCTCTTGAGGCCGAGGATTTGGGTAAGAGTTCCCGAGCCGTTCGTGAGATGCAGCTCCTCTTCGATGGCGACAACGCCTTCGACGTAATCAGTCATGGTGAGTTCCTCTATATGGGTGAATGAGGGACGAAGAAGTCGAGTATCGTCCGAAAGACCTTCAATCCCCCCGGAAGGTCTTCGGGGTCAGTGTCCCGTTCGAAAGCGAGACGTGATCGGCTGAATTGGGTTGATCCGTGGCGGGCGGTGCTTTCGAGCTCCTCGATCACCGCATCTTTCGTGGCCTTGACGCTCAAAGGCGTGAGGTCGAAAACCTCAGCCCGAACGCGCGGCTGCTTCAGCCCGTCAGCGCCACTTTGCATGTAGTCGCGACCGGGTGAGATGGTGGTCAGAACGATTGCGGGGAACGCGGTCCGATCATCACTTTTCCGCTCATTCCAATCCACCGTTGGCCGGTCATGAACCGAACCGAGAACCTCGGAGAGGGCGCCGCGTAAACGGTTCTGGAGATCCCTTTCCATTTAGAACCCCTCAGACCTTAATCCCACGCGGCTTTTGCTTATCCGCGGCGCTGCCTCGATGCGCACGCGGATCCGGTCCGCGAACGCATTGCTCATTTTGTCGACATTCGCGTCCCAAGCCGGAATGAGCATCGGGCTCGCTCGCATATGGACTGTCCCGAATTCGAAGAAGTGGCCCTTCCAGTCGCGGATGATCACACCGACCGAACCGTCCTCGAAGATCGTCGCTTCGATGCTCTCGCGCAGATCGCCTTCGTCGATAGGAGCAAGGCTTCGGGCATCGTCGACCACCGGCTGCAGGCATGCGATTCCTTCGGCCTGCAACGCACGGTCGGAAACAGCCTCTTCGATTGCCGTGAGATTACTCAGCGCCTCGTCGACACCGTCGAGGCGAAATTCCATCAGCTCTGCGGCCCCTCTGATACTGCGGAAGGCTTACGTCGCGACGATACCAGCTTTACATAGCCGAACTTCACATCTGCGGCGGGTCGATCGTGATCGTATTCGTCATCCTTTTCATGGTTGCCATGAATGTTTCGATGCGGGCGTAGGGCTTTCACCTTGACCATCGACTACTCCTTTCGCTTGACTCTTCGGACGACTTCGCCGCTCTTGCGCGGCCATGAAAAGAACCGCCCTCGCGCTCGTCGCCACCATCGCCCTTTCGGCCTGTGCATCCACTCAGACCGTTCTCGACCAGCCTCCCACCGAAGTGTTCGTGACGGACAGTAGTCCGAATGAGGTGGCCTTCTGTCTCGCGAACAAGAACAACACGCCTGCAATGGATCGCGACGATGGCTCCAAGGTCGTTTTGATCAAAAACGGATACGGCGGCGTCTCTCTGGCCTTCACTATCTGGCCGGAAGGCGAAGGCAGCCGCGTCGAATATCGTCGCGCGTTCGGCACTATCGGTGCAGCCTGGAAGCAATGTGTCGGCGCCTAAGCCCCTCGCACCGCAGTAATCTCGATCAATCCGCGCTCCGGGGTATCGGGGCTCACGCCCACGATATCCCAGGCAGCGCCGAATTCGATCCGGTCCTTCACCGTCAGAGCCCGTGTGACCGGGTTCGATAGCATCTGGAAAGTCGCGGGCTGCGCGCCACGCTCCATCGCTGCCTGCCGCCGCTCGCTACCCCGGCCATAGAAAATCGCCGCCCATTCCGAACCGATATCCGACCAGGTCTCGACCTCTTCACCGTAATCGTTCTGTTCGGTGGTATATCGCTGCAGGATCACTTCCTGGTCGCGCCGGCCGATCCGCGCCATCTCAGATCACCACCGGCCGGAAGGATGCGCACATTGCGGCGACACCGAACGGCACCTCGCCCGCGACACCTGTGCTCACCACCGCTTCGCGGTTCATGAACAGGTGCCCCAGCATCAGTTTCACTGCCGAAAGCAACGAAGGCGGCGCCTCGCCAGATGCATAGCCCGCGGAGAAGGTGACCACGACATCGCCAGCGATGCCTGACGGCCAAACCTTGCCGATGGCGGGCCGCAGCACACCCGCCTCGGTCACGCGCAAATCGCTAGCATCGCCCGTGACGCTCGCTCCACCGGCATCGCGCCAGACGATCGACGAGATTTCGGCGATGGGTCTGACTGCCAGATCCACACCGACCGAGCTGGACTGGGGCAACCGCTCCGCCCGCCAGGTAAGCCCGGTCTGCGGGCCGAGCTTCAAGCCGCAAAACCGCTCGACATATTCAATCGCCGCATCCCGCAGCGCCGCGATCAGTTCGTTCTCGCTGTCTCTCGTTACCCGCAAATGCGCCTTGCAAGCGTCGAGCGGCATAATGCCGTCCCCATACCCCTCCGGCATGGGGACGTGTCCAAGCTCGAAACGCATAGCGATACAGCGGGATCGGTTCAGTTGCGCTTTGCGGCGAGGTTATCTGCCACCGCATCAGCCGGCGACTTACCCGGATCGTTGAAATCGATCGCATTGCTTTGCGCCGGCGCACCCGATCGCGGATTGGCGTCGACCGCAGGGTGGTCGGCAACCGATTCCTTCGCGATCTCCTTCTCAACCAGCGCGCCACTCGCTGCGCTTTCGGTGGCCGGTGTCAGCTTGTCGCCGGCCTTCTCGGCCACGGTCTTTGCCGCACCCTTTTTCTTGGTAGCCATAGTCGTTCCATCCTTTCTCAGGGTTCCCGCCCTTCTACCCTCGCGCCTCGGCGCGAACGAAGAAGAGCGGGACGCATCGCTGCGCCCCGCTTTCATATCGAAGTCAGGAAGCCGCCATCTTGATGGCGCGCATGTATTCCGGGTTCTGCACACCGCCGCCCACGCGCTTGGTGGTGTAGAAGTGCACGAAGGGCTTGTTGGTGTACGGATCCCGCAGGATACGGATGCCGATGCGATCGATGATGAGGTAGGTCTCACGCATGTTGCCGAACAACACGGGAATCGAGCTCGCCGCAGGATCGGGCATGCCGGACATTTCAACGACGGGGTAGCCGAGGAGGCGGGCCGGTTCGCCTTCGGTCAGACCAGGCTGCCAGATATAGTTTCCGTCAGCGTCCTTGATCTTGCGGACCATCGCCAGCGTGGTGAGGTTCATGAAGAACTGCGCACCCATGCGCCGCTCCGAAGGCAGGGCATAGACCGTATCCATGATCTCGCCTTCGTCGATCGCGGCTGCGGAAGCAGCGTCCTTCTTCGCAATTGCGCCGAAGGGATGCTTCGAAGCATTTGCTTCGCCGGCCACATAGGTCAGCACGCCGAACGGCTTGTTGGTGCCGTTGCCGGAAAGGAATGCGATGCCTTCCTGGACCGCGAACTCGTGTTCGACTTCATCGGCAAGCCACTGCTCGACGTTCACTGCGGCATCGTCGAGAAACTGCTGGGTTGCCGCGGGATTGGCGTAGATTTCACCATGACCGAAGGTGAGTTCGGAAATGCCCGGGGTGGTCGTTTCCGGCCGCGCGGCGGTTTCACCGACCCAGCCCGAACCGATCGTCCGGTCGCTGTAGAGGCGCTTGAAGCCGGCAGTGCTCGTGGTGATGATCTGGGAGTGGGTCCGCATGGGCGAAATCTGCCGAAGCGATTGCCCGATCGTTCGATCCCATTCGACCGGGGCCACATAGCCGCCTTCGGCGTCGGTCCCGACGCTGAGGGCCGCGCTCACATCGCCCTTGCGGAAGTGGGCGTTGAAGGCCTGGACGTATTCGGGATCGGTGGGTTGCATGTCACCCGGCGTGCCGCCGAGCTTCGCGGCGGCGAGATCCGCCTGCGCTTTCTCGAGCGCCGAGGTGATCTCGTTCATCGACGCGTCGATCTTCTCGATCTTCTCGTTGAGGATGACGTCGTCGACCTTCGCCTTCAGGTTCTCGTCGTTCGCTTTCTTGAACTCCTCGAAAGAGGTCTTCAGCTCGGCAAGCAGCTGCTTGGGATCGCTCACATCGGCCCGCGGGGCCGCATGAACGGCGCGCGGAGCGGTGGCGAGCGAAAGCGATGCCAGCGCAGTGCTGGCCAGTGCGATCTTCTTCATTTCTGATCCTTTGGATTAACTCGACCTCATCGAAGCGAGGAGGTCTTGGATATCCGGCAGCCAGTCCGCCGGTTCGCTCTGCTCGGCAGCGCCAGGCGTGCCTTGCTGGGCAGCGCCGGGCGTGCCCTTGATTTCCTTGATCCGGGCCCGCGCCTGCGTCCGGGTCATGCCGCCCGAAACGAGGGTCAATTCCATGGCACGCAGCGCGTTGGCCGACTTGTCGGCAGCTTTGGCGTCGTCATCGACTGCGATCTGGTCGGATGGCAGCAGGTCATCGGCGAGACCGCGTTCGACGGCCGTGGAACCGCTCATGTAGGTTTCGGCGTCCATCCATTTCTGGATGTCGGCCAGCGGAAGGCCGCTGCGAGCTGCGTAAACTTCGGCCATCGCGGTGTCGAAAGGGGTCAGCCATTCTGCGGTTTCCGCCATGTCGTGGCGGTTGCCGATCGCGAGCACCCAGCAATTATGGATCATCAGGAAGCTCGCTGCGCCGATCTCGATGCGATCACCCGCCATGGCGATGATCGATGCTGCGCTGGCGGCCATTCCCATGACCTTGATCGTTACCTGCTGTGAATGCTCGCGCAGGACATTGTAGATCGCGATGCCCTCGAACATGTCACCGCCGGGAGAGTTGATCTGCACCTCGACAGGGCGATCGCCGATAGCCCTCAGCTGGGCGGCAACGCCTTTCGCCGTGACGCCTCCACCGGTCCAGAAATCCTCGCCGATTATATCGAACATCGTGATGACGTTATCGCCGGATGCCAGCGCGCGAACACCCGCGGCTTCCTCGTCCCACCGATCGAGGACGCTGGCATTGGTCAGCGCCGAAACCTTACGCTCTCCCGGCAACGGCAGGGCGCTGGCGCGCTGAGCGGCAAAGACCTTCAGGCCCGTCTGCTTACGCATCGTTCTCTCCTTGCTGCCAAGCGGGCTTGTCGCCCCATGGCTCCGGGTTCATGTCCATCTTCTCGCGGGCCTCATTCGGCACCATGAAGCCACCCGCTCCTGGCCCCCCGATGGCCTTCGAAAGGAACTCGGCTTGATCTTTCAAGGAGCCACGCAGCAGGGCCCCCTCGTTGAACTTGGCATAATAGGTTTCGCGCTCGGCCTCGCTCAGCAGCGCATGCGCAATCGTCTCTTCCCAGGCGTTGAACCAAGGAAGCAGGCAATACGTGACGAGGAACAGTCCAAGCTGCTCGATCCCGCTGCCCCAGCTCGTCTCGTCGAACATCAGCAGCGGGCGCGGCACGCCCGTGTACCGGCTGACCTCTTCCGCCTGGTGCTTTCGCTGGGCAAGGCCCTCCGCTTCCTTTCCGGTCGTGCCTAGCGGCTTCGCCTCCATCCCTTCTTCGGCCACCATCCAGCGTCCGGCATTTTCCGGGCCCACGTACCGATCTTCGAACTGAGAACGCAGTTTCAGGATGGCCTCGGCCGAAAGGGTCTTCGGGTGCTGCAACACACCGCCGACATATGCGCCATTCCGAAGCAGCCGCGCCGCCGCTTCATCGGTGACCTGCGCGAGGCCCAGTGCTTCGGCAGCGACCTTCAGTAGCCCGTCACCGGTTATTCCATCGCTCGACCATGGCGCACGCAGATGCAGCAATTCTTCCGCTTTGAACCGACGCCTGGCACCACTTCTGGGCGTGTATTCATAGGCGAGGGTGAACGCATCGCCCATCACGGGCCGCACGCGCAGCGGATCGAGCGGAGCAAGCCCCTGCGGACCGCGCACTCCCGGAACCTTGTACGCGTAAGCGTTGCCATGCAGCAGGACCCGGCCCTGCATGTAGCTCTTGAACTGATAGGGTGTCTGCCAGCTATTCGGCTTCACTCGCAACAGACGCCAGACCGGATGGTCGTCCGCCTTCGAGATTGCGTTCCCGTCACGGCGATGGAGATTCAGCGGCAGCATCCCGATTGCCGAAGCGATAAGGTTCACCGCGCGGAAGAACGTTGCATTGGTCAATGCCGATCGCTCGTGCACCGGCTTGCCCGCAGCATTGGCGAACCCGCCCTGCAGGAACTCCGGCAGGTGCTCGTCCTTCAGGTCCGCTATCGAATACGCCGCGACTCCCGGCCCGCCCATTTCGTGACGAACAACCGGCTCTTCCCCGCGCGAATGTGCCGTCCCCCACCGGGCCTGCGCCGCAGCGGCTTGAGCCGATAAGCGGTAACCGTCGATACTCATCCCAGCACCAGCATCTCGCGGTCTTCGTAAATCGACGGACCATTGCCATCACCTGCCACCGGATTGAGCTCGAGCAGCTTGCTCGCATTGAAGCACGCCATCAGCGGGTCGATCTTGGCCGTGCCGGAAGCGTTCTTGACGATCATCACCGTCTGCCTCCCTTGCTCTTCCTTGGCATTGCCCACGCACCAGGCCATCATCCTGGAGCCGTTGTGCGCCGCCTGTTTGAATTTCAGTTTCCGCGCCAGGCCGAGGATAGCCGACATCAGTCGGAACCCCTGCCCGATCGCCACAACCTGCTCCTCGGTGATACCGGCCTCGGCCAGCGCATCGAGAAGGTCGCTCACCCCCTGCGGATCGAGGCCGATGGCCATCTTCTCCGGCAACAGGCCGCTGCCTTTCACCTCGACGATGATCTCCACAATCTCCCGCAGATCCTGCGGCAGGCCGTATTCGCCCTCGTCCAGTTGTTCCGGCTCGTCGCACAGCACCAGGTCGCCATCGTCGGCGAAATCTTTCAGCACCGGCGCGATCTGTTTCCTGCGCTTCAGCACATCGGGCCATGCCCAGGCCTTGGTCCAGTACAGCCAGCGCCCGGTCCCGCGCTCGCGGCCCGCGACGCACAACCCGTAGAGATCGTCCAGCCCGCCGCCGTCGGCACCCACCACCGCCACTTCGCAGCGCGACAGCAGCGACGGCAGCGTCAGCGTCTCATCGCCTGCTTCGTCCCAGTAATCGGCACCGCGCCAGCGATCGCGCCTCAGCCGCACGCCGATCTCGACGTTCAGATATTTCGCCAGCACCACCTGGATGCTGCCGCCATCCTCTTCGTCCTCGATCTCGCCTCCCGCGGCCTTCTTCAGCTTGCCACTGATGAACGCCTCGGTCACCGACCGCCCGAGGTTCGGGTTGGTGACGTAGAAATTCTCGGGCTTCAGGTAAGCCTGTGCCTCGAGCATCGGCTCGGGCCACTCGTAGAGCATGCCGAAGCATGTCCGGTCGTCGATCCGCCCGTCCCGCACGTCGCGGAAGTAGGCCAGCTTGTCCTTGAACACGCCCGCCGGGGGCTCGTCGCTATGCGTGGTCAGATAAACCACGAATCCTTCCGGTCGCGATGCGAGGCCGCCCGTGGCTTCCTCGAACATCGCTTCCGCATCGGCTCGCTTCCCGAAGAGCCACAACTCGTCGACCAGGATGAACCCGGCCTTCGTGCCGCCAAGTGTGCCGCTATCTGCGGCTACCACCTTCAATTCCGCATTGGTCACCCGGTGCCGGATCGTCCGCTCATTCGCGATGATGTGCATCTTCGCGTCCAGCTTCGGATCCGCGCGGACCATGGCTGCTGCAGGCTTGTAGCTGTTGCCCGCCACCTTGATCGTCGGTGCCAGGATCATCAGCTCGGCAAGCTCACGCCAATTTCGGATAAGCGCGGTCAGCATGATCGCCGCCGCGATCGTCGATTTGCCGTTCTTCTTGCTGATCAGCAGCATGAACTCGCTGATCAAACGCTGCCCGGACTTGGCGTCATACGCGCCGAAGATCGCCCGGACGAAATCGAACACGAACGGCTCACAGGCTTCGCCGAAGGTCGGCTTGCCGACCACGTCCACCATCCGCAGCGACTTGAAGACTTCCAGCGCCTTCTCCGCCTCGTCCGGATACAGCGGCTCGAACGGCACCAGGCTGCGCCGTTCGACGATCCGCTTCTCCCAGTCGGGGCATGCAGTCGTCCAGTGCATTGCCGCCTCAGTGCTGCGTCGGCGCTGCCGGCGGATCGTAAAGCCCGGTCGGCTCGCGTGCCGCCATCTCCGCCGCTTCCTTCTTGCCCAACGGCTTGGCTTTTACCTTCGGCGCCGGCGCATCCGCCTGGTGCTGGTCGCGCAGCCGCAGCCGGTCGAGCTGCTTGAACATCTCGCGCGATGCGCCGGTGTCGCCGTCCGCCGCCTTCTCGGCCAGCTTGGCCAGCACCGTCATTTCGAGCCGGAGCTCGGCATCGCGGCGCTTGGCGCATTCGGAAAAATAAACCTTGCGGAAAGTCGGGGTCGACAGTCCGCATACCTTTGCCGCCTTCGCGACGCTCAGGCCGCGCGCAAATGCGACAAGCGCCCTGTTTGAAGTCGCGCGGTCCCAGACAGTTTGCGGCCGCCCTCGCCCTTCCTTGCGCGGCAGGACAGGGTCGCCGAACAAGTCGACCCCCAGAATTTCCCGTTCCGCCAAAAAAAATCTCCGAATGAGAGGGGCGGCGGTAATCGCGCCGCGCGCCTCCTGAACTTTCAACCTCCCCCCACCCTCTTCGCCCGCGCCAGCGCCGTCTTGCGATTGTGGCAGGCCTGACAGAGCAACTCGATGTTCGCCGGGTCCAGTTCGGCCCCGCCGTCTTTGCGTTCGACCTTGTGGTCGCCGATCACGCGGTGTTTGGATCCGCAGCGCTCGCACCAATTGCCCCGTTCGGCCTTGATGCGCCGGACGAGGTCTCGCCATTCCTTCGACTGGTAGAACGCCTCCGCCACCTTCGGCAGCGCGCGAACCCTTCCACGAACAGATGCGAGCCTTGGCCCAAGTCCCTTGAGCCGTCCCACGCCTACTCCGCCGATCTAACTGTCAGGTCGCTGGGCGCGGCGCGCTTACACGTCAGGGGTCGCGACATCGGGAGGAGAGGATTGCGAACTCGTCCAACCGCACGCCAGCGCCCAGCTTGACGTGCAACGTGCCGAAATCCCGCTGCACAATGAAGAACGATATTTACTGCACACTCTACGGAATTACTTGACAGCGACGCGGCGCGAGCATTCCTGCGGCCTCCGGCTGCACACTCCGCTGCACACTTTTGCCGAGTTTTCCTCATTTTTGTATGCCGCTGGCTAGAAATGCATCGCCCGCGCAGCGATTATGGCGCCATGACGACGAAAGGCCGAACCCGTAGCAGGGGTCCGGCCTTAGTCCGCCGGGGACGAGCCGTCCGAGGCGGGGTGCGCTGCGTCGAGCAACGCCTGCATCTGATGCAAGGTGGGCACCGCGGTCAAGGCTCTTCTTGCAAGGAGCTGCTATGAACAGCGTTATTATTGCATACGACCGCAACCGCGGTGACGATTACAAGCCTCTAATCGACGAACTCGAGCGACTTGGGGCTGAACGTCTACAATTCTCGTTGTGGAAACTTGATGGCACTGTTGATGCCTACGACGTCGGCCGGCACTTGTTGCCGTTCCTGAATGATGGCGACCGGCTCGACACCTTTAGCGTCGGTGCCTTCCACTTCAAATGGCCCCCGCTTCGAAACGAAGCAAACAGAGGCGTTCTGGGCGGCCTCGGCCAGTTCGTTCGCCGATAACAGCGCAGGGCGCGTCGCAATGGCGCGCCCTGCATTCATGCCGCAGCCGCCAGCACCCGCGCCCGGCGGCTCGGCCACGCATTGAGCGAACACAGCACCTCGCCCAGCGCCAGCCTGTAACGGCCCTTCAGTGCATTCGGCGTGCGTGCCCACCCGATCCAGCGGGCGATGCCGCTCCAGGGCACGCGCCCCTCGCCGCGATGCAGCGCCTCGCTCGCCAGCCACACGGCCTTGCGCAGCTGCTCGTCGCCCACCAGCCCCAGCCAACCCGTCACCCGGTCGCGCTCGCTCACCTCGTGGGCATCCAGCGGCGCACGCGGCGCCCGGCTCTCCACCTTGCGCACCTGCATCACTTTGCCGCTATCGGTCTGCACCAGCGTCTCCGACCAGTCGCCCTTGATGTCGCCCACCTCAGCCTGCGCCAGATGCCACGGCCCGTCGCCCGCGAACGGCCACTGCCCGCCACCCGGGCTGCGCAGCCACAGCGCATGAACCCGCACAAAGGCCTCTTCCAGCCCGTCGATCGACTGCGGAACCGCTCCGCGCGCGCCTTTACACTCCGCCAAACCGCTCATCGCTCCATTCCCTCGCCTGTCGCCACCTTTGCCTCCATTTCGCGAAACCGCCGAAAACCCCGCCCAATCAATTGCTTATCCTTCACTTTCACCTCTCCAATGGAAGAAATGGAGGAATGGAGCATAAAATCGCACCACCCCCGCGCGCCCGCGCCCGCACACACGAAGGGGGCAGCGGATTTGCCTCCATTCCTCCACACGCGCAGAATTCCGCCAAAAACCGGCTCCATTTCGCGTTTCCAGAAACTCCATTGGAGCCAAACCAACCTGTTTGGAGGCTCCAAGCCCATCGGCCAGCGGCCACAATCGAGGCGCGACAGGCCCATCAATCTCCCGGCACCTGATCGATATGGCCCATTCCGCTCTCTTCGATCTCGTCGGCAGCGGTCCAGTAGCCCTGCTTCATGTCCTCGAGATCGACAGTCGGCTGCAGCCCGATCCACCATGCACCGTTGCTGTGCTTCTCCTTGAAGCGCTTGGCCGCGATCTCCTTCGAAAATGCCCGCTCTGCCATCTCGTAGGCACCCGTCTGGTGGCACCACGCCTGGTACAGCTCGAACAGGTCGCCCTTGCGCACCCGCCATGGCCGCTGGCGGGTGTCCTCGCCCACTTCGCAGGTCTGGCGCAGGAACCGCCCGATCGTATCCGAATCGTCGCGATATTCGCTGGTGGCTAAACGCACGTCTTCGGGCTCGATCAGCCCGTGCTTCTTCCAGTCCAGCAACCCGCGCATCAGCCAGGCGAAGATCCCGTCGCGTTCCGCCAGCAACTTGTCCTTCAGCGCCTTGTCGCGCTGCGCCGCGGGAATGTCGGCCTCCCACGGCACCAGCTGCATCCTTCGCCAGATGCCGTCGCTGGTGTCCTTGATCACCGGCTTGTTGTTGCCGCTGATCGTGATCTTGAAATCGGGGAAGAAGGTGAAGAAGCCCTTGTTCAGGTGCCGCGCATCCACCGGGTCCTCGCCGGTCAGTTCCTTCACCAGCCCCTCGTCCAGCACCGCACCCTTGCTCGGCTCTGATACGCGCAGGAACCGCACACCCGGCAGCTTGGCGATCGCGGGCGTCGCCTGGTCACCGCTCTTCTTGCCCTGGTCCAGCAGGCTCTGGATCTTCACCGTGCCGGCATAATCGCCCGCGATCCGCGCGATCGTCTCCACCCACGTGCCCTTGCCGTTGCTGCCCCCGCCATAGAAGAACGCCAGCTTCTGCTCGCCGGTGAAGCCTGTCAGGCTCAAACCGCCCCATTGCGCCAGGAACCGGCGCATCTCGGGCTTGGGCTGCACCACGGCAAGGAAGTCCTCGTAAACCGGGCTGCGCGCGCCCTCGCGATATTCGACATCGGCCAGCTTGGTGATGAAGTCCTCACGGCGGTGCTCGTGCAGCACCATGCACCAGGGCGTGTGCCATTCGCTCTTGCCCGCTTCCACCTCCGCCGTGGGGCGTTTGCGCCGCCTCCGCTCCATGCGGAGCGTGCCGTTCAGCACGTTGATCGCCATTCGCTCGCGGTCGAAATCCTCGACCTGCGCGACCAGCCCCGCCATGCTCTTGGCCAGCGCGCCGGCGGCGGCGATCTTTCCCGCCGCCTCGCTCGATCGCGCCCATTCGGCCAGCTTGTCCGAATACATCACCGGCACGTTGCGCTTGAAGTCGACCACGAAGTCCATCTTGCCCGCCTGCCCGCGCTCGAACTCGGCCAGCGCGTCGCCTGCCAGTCCGGGCGGCGCCTCGGCCCGCTCGCCGCTCGCGCGCACCAGCTGCGCCTCGTTCTTGATCGCACGCATGGTCGAAAACAGCGCCTGCATCACCTCGGGCGGCAATTGCTTGGGCTCCTCGCCCAGCAACAGCCACCGGCGCCCGTCCCAGCGAAACCAGCCCAGCTCGGCGCAGAAGCGGAAATCGCATCCGTGCCGGTGGACGAAGCGTTCGGCATTGCCCAGATCGGTCATCGGGAACCGCGCACAGGCTCGGTCCAGCGCATCATCGGCCAGCGGCCGCAGCGCGATTATCTTGCGGCTCTGTTCCCCTGCACCCCCGTCATTGTCTTCGCGGCTGCGCGCTCCGTCTGGAGTTTGGCCAGAACCCTCCCACGCGGGGTCGGGGGCCGTGTCGTCGTGGGCGCTCGCCATCAAACTCCTCCCGCATCGTGCCAGGCCAGCGCACTCGCGGCGCGCGGCGGCGCATCGGCTCCGGCCGTCACCGCCTTGGGCCGCGACCGGCCGTCCACCACCACCGGAAGCAGCGCCTCGGTCAGCGGCCCCTCCACCGCCAGCACGCGCCGGTACAGCACCAGCACGCTCTCGCTTTCGTGGCGGCCCGCGCTCGATCCCTCGTGCATGTCCATCTCGATCATCTTCACCACGGCATCGACCTGCGGCAGCCGCAGCCCGGCCATCTTCGCCAGCCCGCGCACGAACTTGCGCTCCTCGCGGATCGGCTCCATCGCAGCGCGTTCCTCGGCGCGCAGCTGAAGCAATTGCCGCACCACCGCGATCAGCCGTTTCTCGCTGTCGTCCTCGCTCTCGGGCCAGCGGTAGTCGCCGTCCTCCGCCTCGACCGTCGTGGCCAGTACCTCGGTGCGCCCCGCGCGCTCCTTGCCCGAAACAAGCCGTTCGTAGCGCGCTCGCCAAGCGGCGAGATATTCCCCGCGCAACTCGTCATGCTCGATTTTGTCGACCAGCGCAGCCAGCTCGCCCCAAACCGCCGCTCGATCCTCGGGAGAGGATCCGGCATCGATCCCCTCCGCCACGCTACCAAACAGAAAAGCGTCCAGCGGCAGCGCATCCTCGACGGCCGCTTCCACGCCGCGGGTGCCTTGCGATCGGGCAAGGTCGTCCGGATCCTGCCCTTTCGGCAGCAACGCCACCTTCAACGTGCGATCGGGCGCGATGCCCGGCAGCGCCTTTTCGCAGGCCCGCCACGCGGCCTTGCGTCCTGCAGCATCACCGTCGAACATCAGCACCGGGCTGCGCGTCAGCCTCCACAACTGGGTCAGCTGCGCCTCGGTCAGCGCGGTGCCCATCGGCGCAACCGCTTCCTCCACGCCAGCGCCTGCGAGGCCGATGACATCGAAATACCCTTCGACCACCAGCGCGCGCTTGCTCGCGCGGATCGCGGGCGCCGCACGGTGCAGGTTGAACAGCAACCGTCCCTTGTCGAAGATCTCCGAATCCGGCGAGTTGAGATACTTCGCCGCATCCGGCGGCGCATCGGGCGTCGCCCGCGCACCAAAGCCCACGATCCGCCCGCGCGCATCATGCACCGGCACCGTGATCCGCCCGAAAAAGCGTGGGCCGGTGCGCCCGTCGCGCTCCCACATCAACCCCGCCGCCAGGCCATCTGCTTCGCCAACTCCGGCTTTCTCCAGGTAGCCGCGCCCCTCGGGCGCCATGCCGATGCCGAACCGCTCGGCCAGTGCCTGGTTCACACCGCGCCGCTGCAGATACTGCTGTACGCTCGGCACCCGCCCCAGCTGCGCGGCGAACACCGCCTGCGCCGCCTCCAGCGCAGGACGCACGCCCGCCACTCGCTCGGCCTTCGCCCGGCTCGCCGCGCTGCGCTCGGGCATGGCCATGCCGGCATCCTCGGCCAGCTTGCGCACCGCATCGATGAAATCGAGGCCCTCGACCTCGGTCAGCCAGCGGATCGGCCCGGCGTGGAATTCGCAGCCGAAGCAATGCGCGAAGCCCTTCTCATCATTCACCGTGAAGCTCGGCGTCTTCTCGTTATGAACCGGGCAGCACGCCTTCCATTCGCGCCCGTTGCGGGTCAGCTTGACCCGCGTCGAAACCAGCGCCGACATGGTGGTATGGGCCTCGACCTGGTCGAGGAACTGTTGCGCAATCACCTGATATTCTCCTCCGCACGCGGCAGCCCATCGCCCAGAACCGCGCGCATCCCTTCGATCTTCTGCAACGCTGCCTGCAGGTCAGCGCCCGACCCCTCGGACGCCAGTTCCTTCGCGTGGCGCGCCATCGCCTCGATCCGGTGTGCCTGCTTCCACACCTCGAGCCGCGACGGCAGGACTGGACCCGGCAGCGCACTCATCGCTCGCCCTCTGGCTCGCCGACCTCGTCGGTTCGCGCGCAGCCCTCCGATCGGTCGTCGGGCTCCACCCCGAACAGCCGCAGCAGCTCGGGATCGGCCCCTTCGGGCAAGCAGATGCGCTCCCGCCGGTTCACCGCGGGCAATCCTTCTCCAGCAGTGCCCGCGCTTCGGCAGCAGGGATCCCGTAATGATTGCGCAATCGCAGATATTCGTTGCGCAACTGCGGCGGGCAATCGGGCCAGATCGGCTTGCGCCCTGGCTTGCTGCCATTCCGGATCATCGATGCGCGCTGGCGACGGACCCGCTCCTCGATCGTGATACGCTCGCCCAGGTGCGACAAGCGGGCCGATACCGATCCCACTTCCAGGCCATATTTCGTCGCCAGCTGGCGTTGCGTCATTCCACTGCGAAAATCGGCAACCATGCGCCGGTCGCGCACCGCCGTCTCGCTCTGTGTCGGCGGTGTCGGTGCGCGGCGCTTGCCCAAGCGAAGCATCTTGCCGCTGACCGATGACTTCGTTCGACCGAGCACTTTACCGATCTGGCTCTGGCTATATCCGGCCGTCGCAAGTTCGCGCAGCCGTAAAACCTCCTGTGGCGACCAGTCTGTCATCACGCCGCCTCTTCGGAAAACTTGTCGGTCTGGTTTCCCCACGCGGTCCAGCCCGGCCGCTGATTTCGTGCGAAAAGCTCGAGGTACGGACCGTCGACCAGCTGCTCGATCCGCTCGTACTGGCAATCGGGCTTTCGGCTATGTTCACGGCGTGGTTCGATGATGGTCTGTCGCACGCCAGCATTCAGTCGCTTTGGCTTCCCTCTGGTGAACAACCAGCACGGTTCCACCTGTTTGCGTGTCCAGTAGCCGAACCCCATTCGGGGTTCTGGAATGTCGCCCGTGAATAGGTCGATCTGCTGAGCATCCACTAGGCGCTGCTTCAGCCAGTAGAAGGCATCGGTCTTGAAGGTGAAGCCCCACGCCTCGGCCAGCGCGATCGCTTCTGTGAGATGGCTCCCCACCACCCACATGAACAGCGCGCAGTCTTTCGCGGCTCGCTCCTCGACTGGAAGCGTAGCCATCTCGGCGAAGCTCATCGTGCGATAATGGTCTTCGGCGCACCGATGGGGTGTCATATTCTCACCACTGAAGGTGCGAAACGCCCATGGTGGATCGGCCAAGATGCAGCCAAATTGCCCGGCAGGAAGCTCGGCAACATCCATCAGTCCACCTCCGCCATCGTCCGTTGGTCACGGAACGGGTGCTCGCGGATGCAGGCAATCGGGCGCTCGCCCAACAACCCCTCGCCATCATGCAGCCCGCCGCGCAAATCGTCGATCGCCACCGACATCGCCCGCGCCGTGCTCGTCGCATGGCTTGCTTCGTCGGGATTGCGCGCGGCCACTGCCAGCGCATTGTCCCGCTTCCGCGCGCAATAGGCGATCACGTCGCACCGTTCGGACCGGCGCCCTACCGTCTCACCCAGCGCTTCGCCCTCGGCAAATCCGCAGCCGCCATGCGCGATCCGCTCGGCCATGCCCGCAGGCAGGCGCGGCAGAAGTCCCGATCCACTCATTCCACGTCCCCCGATGTCGATTGTCCGCAGCCTTTGCCCGCCACCAGCACGGTCACCACGCGCGGCGCGTTCCGCCCGCATCCGGTCGCCGCGATCCGGCCTTCAGCCTGCAGCCGCTCGAACAGATATTGTGCCCGGCGCCGCCCGCGCGGCCCGCGCCCCAGCCCGATCTCGATCGCCAGCTTGGCGTTGCTCGGACACGCCGCGCCGCGCACCGCGCAGCGCCGCAGGATTTGCAGCAGCGCCCGCATCTGGCTGCGCGTATCACCGCCGCCTGCGGTGGCAGTCTCACCGTCCTCAGGCTGCGAAGCGGCGGGCCGGGAAGTTCCTGTCGCAACGCGCCGCGCGCAGTAATCGAAGCAGTGCGCCCGCGTCGCACGGCGCTGGAACAGTTCGACCTGCCCAGCATCCGCCCACCGGCGCGCCAATTTGGCCGCTTCTTTCTCGCCCAACGCGGGCGATGTGGCATAGGTGATCGTGTCGCCCGGCGCGGCAACATCCAGCCAGCGCTGCATGTCCTGCGGGTCGGCATAGGTGCCCAGCGGCCCGATGCGGAACCCCGGCGGCGCTTCGTGCGAAAGGGCGGCAGAAGCGCTCATGCCTCGCCCGCCACCTCGAGGCGCGTCGGCGCGGCGCGCTTGCCCTGCATCGCGCGCACCTGCGCACGGCCCTGCACTGCCTTGTCGATCAGCTCGTCCAGTTCGCGCTCGATCTTCGCCAGCTCGGCATTATCCAGCTCGTCGTCGTCGGCTAGGCCTTCACGCAGCGCATCGGCCACGTCGCCCACTTCCTTGACCAGCTCGACAACCTGCATCGGCAACCCCGAACTGTTGCCGAAGCCCTCGGGCAGGCGGATGAAAACCCCGCCCGCCTGCCGCGCCAGCACTATCGTCACCAGTGGAGCGGCCGCGCGCCGCTCCATCGCCGCGATGTGACGCAGGTTGAAGAAATTGCTCTCGTCGTTGGAGCTGCAGCAGCGGTGCGCTTGCGATTTGTGCAGGCTCACCACTTCGGGGGCGAGCTCGTATTTACCCACCGCATCGTCGAACAGGTCGGCGCTGGCGGCCTTCAGCTCGCGCTCGCGGTTCGAGAGACCGCTCATGCGTCACCTCGTCGCGCTTGGGCCTTGTCGCCTGGCGCGCTAAACGCATGGGAACAGGAGGGGCGTTTGCCATGGAAATCATCGAATTTAGTCACGACGGGGCGCTTGAGGTCGGACGAGGCTTCGACGACGACGGGGTCGAGTACATTTGCCTCAAGTTCGACGAAGCCGACCGACGCCGCGAACTTCGCCTTTATTATCGGGTCGAACACTTCGTAGCCGTGGCCGACCACCTTCGCTCCATTGCCGACGAACTGGTCGCCGGCGCCGCTCGCGAAAACGAATAGCTGGCAAAGCGTGATCGGTGGCTTCGCGCCCATCCTTTCCAGCACACTCATGCCGCCTTCTCCCCGCGGGAAATCGCGGCGACCTTTCCCGCTGACAGGGCGGCATCCTGGGGCGAAACCCCTACGACATGAGCCAAAGCCTTCGCCTCATCCGCCACCACGCCGTCGGGCCAGTTCGCCGGATCGGCGAGAAATTCGGCAAAGCGGGTAAGTGTCGCAGTCGTCGTGGATGCGCCGGGATTGTTTTCGAGCCTGGTGAAGAAGCCACCGTCGTTGATCGCGAGCCTGCCGAGACGGCCCGGCTTGGCTTTATTTGCAGAACACCAGGCTGCGCTAGCCTGGCGCAACCGATCGTCGAGCGACATAGGGTGAGGAGCTTGCATGTCGCGCCTTATCGTGGATATTTCCATGTCCCGTCAAGTTGAAATTTCCACAATTCCATCCCCGGCCTCGCTGTGGGAATATCCACATATGGCCGAACCCACCGAAAACCCGCTCAAGGCGCGCATCCGCGAACGCCTCGATGCGACCGGAAAGTCGATGCACGCAGTGTCCAAGGCAATTGGGGCGAATGCCGGATACGTTCGCGACCTCCTGGATCCGGCCAAGAACACCATGCCCACGGTCGACAAGCTCGGCGCGATCGCGCGTGAGCTCGATACTTCGGTCGAATTCCTGCTTGGCAGCGCCCAGTCGCCGGCGCCCGTCCTCAGCGATGTAAGTCTGTCTGAAAATCATATCGAATGGCGCGGCCCCGATCGCGCAGAACCCGGCATCCCGTTGGTAGGGACCGGCGACTGCGCCGATCTCGAAGTCTGCGCCGAAAGTGGAGAGATGATCCAAGTTGAGAGATCGAGCTTCGATCCCGAACACCATGTGCGTATGCTGGCACGCCCGCCCGCCCTGCGCGGCCAGGTAGACCTCTACGCAATCTACTTCCACGGCGAAAGCATGGAGCCGCGTTTCGAACCAGGCGAGGTCGGCATCGTCGACCCGCGGCGCCCGGTCCGCAACGGGGACTATGTGCTGGTCCAGCTAAATGGCGGCGACAGCGACGATGTGGTCAGCGTTCTGGCCAAGCGACTGGTCCGCCAGAACGCATCGGAGATCGTTCTCGAGCAGTTCAACCCGGCGGTCACCTTCAGCGTTCCGAAGCACAAGGTGACACGCGTGCACCGCATCCTGCAGCAAACGGAATTGCTGTTCGGTTAGCTGCAAAGCGGCTCCGGAATGGCTCGCGATACGCATCCTACCTAGCTCGGATCGCCACCTGGCTTGAGCTTACTCCGCAGCGTTAACCATCCGACGCCGACCGCGATAAGCGTCGCGATCACTCCTAAGATCTCTTCCTTGAATCCTTCCCAAAGCGCACTGATTTTCTGCTTCAGCGTAGAGTTGACCGTGATCTCTTGATCCCAAGTCTCGATTGGGTCGCTGTGTCGCCCGTCAACGGTTGTCGCTACATTGTAAAGTTTTAAGGTCAGGACGAACTTCGCGGTAGTCGTCGGCGTTACCCACCATTCGAAAGTTGTGTCGCGGTCGGACCGAAGCGTCGCTTCCATTGAACCGATCGGCTGTAGCTCAACTGACTTACGTGAGCTCGTCAAACTGGCTTCCACACGTTCGGTCAATAAAGCCTCGTCGCCGCGCAGCGTTCCGGGCAACCCCATGGTTCTGCGCATTAATTGAGCGCGCGTCCCACTGCCAATCTTCAGCGTTAGCCTGGTCGGCTGCTCTAGCGGCATTGACCGAGTTTCATTGTAGACGATGGGTCGAAGCGCCGTGCGACTAAGTGCAACATCTCCGCGCCGCGACCATGTTGTCTCCTCACTCCCTGAATTTCCTATGAGCGGATCCTCGGCGCTTATTTTAGAGACGTCATCTCCGGCGAGATAAATCACAGCGAACAAAGCGATCAGAGCAATCAGCACATTGCCCCTAATCGTGATTTCACTCTTCTTGCCCTTGCGATCCTCAGCCATTCTAGTGCCCGCCCATCAGCCTCAGGAAACTATCGCATCAAACCTGCCGTGCGAAGTGACTGCGCACAATGGCAATGGAAATTTCCACGCATTTCGTTGACAATGGATTTATCCATGGATATTTCCGGCGCATCGCAACGGAGATTGCCATGCTGGCCGAAATCACAGAATTTCCCCACGCCGGATCCAAAGCTTTCTTGGGCGGCACCGCCGATCCGGTCACCATCATGCGTCGCAACGCCGATGGCACCGCACTCGTCCGCGTAGACCCACGCCCCCACCATCCCCGCAACCGCGACGCCAGCGGCAACCGGACGGTCGAACTCGACCAGCTCCATAAAACCGAACGCGCCGCCTTCGAAGCTTCCATGAAGCCGGGGCGCCGGAAGCCGCGCAAGTGACCGCCCTCGCCAACCTCGCCCTCGCTGAGCTGCATCAGCGCAAGGCATCGGTCGATTCCGCTGTCGTCGCGGGCTTCTATCCGCGCGAGAAGGGCGAGCGCCTGCTTCGATGCTGGTTATCGATCGCACTCGCCGCCGGCGCCGAACCGGGCGATTGCAGCGCGCTGCAGGGCATGTGGGCGGAAGAGATCGGTCTCGACGCCAGGCACGCTCGCATCGTCTTGCTCGACGAAGGCCCCGCGCGATCCGAATGGCTCGCCGAACTGGCCCGCGCCCGCGATGCTGCCGGCGCCAAGGCCCGCAGCCACCCCACCGACATGCAGCTGTCCGTGCGCCATCACGCGCTCGACAGCCTCTGCATCTATCTCGGCGGTCCACCCGAAGCTCCGGCCGCACAGGAACTGGAGGCCGCATGAACACGCTCGCCATCCTGCTCCTGCTTGCTACCGCAGCCGCAACCCTCGTGGCGCTGGTCGATACCGCCCTGCGCTGGGCAAGCGCCCTCGCGCACCTCTCCCGGGAACTGGCACGATGAGCAGCGCCCCGCCCGAGATAGCCGCGCGGATGGCCACGATCCGCCAATGGATGGACGCCTGCGCCTTCGCCGCTCTCGAAGCCGCGGTCGGCGCCAAGCTGGCGCGCAATTGATGCATTCCCCCTCGCCCCCCGACGTGCTCGATTTCGCCAGGGCACTTGCACGCGCCCACGCGGCGAGGGACATTGCCGCAGCCCGCAACACGAATCGCACCGATGGCGAAGGTGGAGCTCGGGCACACACCTCCGCTCGATAGGGGCCTCATCCATGCGCACGCTGATCTACGCCCGCTACTCCAGCCAGCTTCAGAACCCGCGTTCGATCGAAGATCAGATCGCCGCCTGCCGGAAACGCGCCGCAGATGAAGGATGGGAGGTGGTGGAGGCGTTCCACGATCGCGCGATAAGTGGCGCCGCCGGCATCGAAGGTGCGCAGCGTCCGGGTCTTGCCGCATTGCTTGCCGCACTCGATGTTGGCGGAATTGATCAGGTTCTCACTGAATCCACCGATCGTCTCGCTCGCCATCAGGGCGATGCTTTCGCCGTGCGCGAGCGGATCGAATATGCCGGGGCGCGTCTCTTCACGCTAATGGATGGCGTGGTCGATGACATCACCGGCACAATCAAGGGCCTGCTCGATGCGCGCACGCGCAAGGATCTCGCCGTGCGCGTGCGCCGCGGTCATAAAGGCAACATCGCCATGGGCCGCGCAACCGGCGGTGTGCCGTACGGGTATCGCAAGATCGCCCGGCTCGATGAGGATGGTGAACCGGTGCGCGGCCTGCGCGAACCCGATCCCGATACCGCGCCCGTGGTCCAACGCATCTTCCGCGACTACGCCAACGGGCAAAGCGCCCGCGCGATCGCTGCAGCTCTCAATTCCGAAGGCATCCCCAGCCCACGCGGCGGCATCTGGCGCGCTTCCACCATCGCGGGCCACCGCAAGGAAGCCACCGGGATGCTGACCAACCCCGTTTATATCGGGCAGCTTCACTACGGTCGCACCAAGATGGTGAGCGACCCACGCACGCGTCGCCGGCGGACGCGCAAGGGGGATGGCGACGTGACGATCGGCCAAGCCCCGCACCTACGCCTGATCGAGGATGATCTTTGGCAGGCCGTGCAGGACCAGCTCGAGTTACGCGCCTCTACCAGGCCCGAACGCCAGCGCCGACCGAAGCACCTTTTATCCGGCTTGGGACAATGCGGGATCTGCGGCGGCACATGGGTCGCTACCCGCGCAACTTATTTCGGCTGCGGCCAGCACACCGGCGGCAAGGCATGCACCAACACCAGGCTCATCCTTACCGAAGAATACGAAGCACGCGTGCTCGCCGAACTGAAGGAGCAGATGCTCGCTCCAGATGTGGTCGAAGCCTACCTCGAAGAATATCGCGCCGAACACGCGCGCCGTGCAGGCGAGCTCGGCCGCAACCGCGCGCGGTTAGAACGACGGATCGCGGATGCCGGTCGCAAGGTCGAACGCCTGGTCGCCGCGATCGCGGACGGTGGGGCCGAGTTCGCTGCAGTGAAATCGGCGCTAACGGCCGCGCAAAAGGATCTAGCCGAAGCCGAAAAGGAAAGGGCCTCGATCGAGGCCCTTCCTAAGCTCGCGCTGCATCCCGGCCTCGCTCGCCAGTATCGTGCCGCAATCGAACAACTCGCGATCGAATTGAAGGACGAGGCAACCCGCCTAGAGGCCGCGCCCAAACTACGCAGCCTTATCGCGCGCATCATCGTCACCCCGAGCAAAGGTAAGCGCGGCGTAGACCTCGAGGTCGTGCGCCACATCGACGAAGTCCTCGACCTCGCCCAACCCGACCGCCGCCGCGCGTGATGCCGCAATGTCGATAGCGCACAATTCGTTTCGGCGAATTCGTCCGAGTAGTGCGATGCAATCCAGCGCGATTGTGGTTGCGGCAGAGCCAGAACCGGAAGCTGGACGAAATGCGCATCCCACAGCGCATGGTCGAGCAGGCGTAATGCCGCCGGATCGACCATGTCTTCGGCGTCGTGCAGCACCACCATCCGCGCCTCGATACCTTCGCGGCGTTCGTCCTCGACAAGCGCGCCATACATCCGATTGAGACAGTCCGCCTTGGACGTCGGCCCGTCTCGGCCATGGACCACCAGCCTGACGCGCGGGTCGCCGCGCGTTGCGGCGATGACCGATGCCATTGTCGCAGCATCATTGCGATAGCAGCCGATGTAGACGCGCAATTCGTCCTGCGGCCATACTTCGAGCATGTGGACCAGCGTCGGCCCGATCACGTCGGCTTCCTGCCATGCGGGAATGAAGATGGCAGCCCTGCCCGCCAATCCGTCGATTTCGTCGAATTCGCGTTCGTCGATCTGGCGGGAGCGGATTCGCCCCTTGAAACGCAGCCAGAGATAGGTGCAATCGAGCGCAAATTCGTCGATCATCCCCAGCGCGAAGAAGGCCGCCGCGAACAGCAGCAGTTCGTGCTGGACCAGCACGAACCATTCGGCTGCGGTGAAAGACCCAAGCAGCAACCCGTTACCCCCTGTCTTTCTGGATACCTTCTTGCCTCAGGACTTGCAACGCGCGCCGCTTTGCGAAAGAGAGCATGCCCGAGATGACCGAACGTCCTTCAGCTTTCCGCCTCGTTTTTGCCCCCGTCCGCGCGCTCTTCGTCAGCGACGCTTCGGCCGGCATCCTGCTCATCCTCGTGGCGGCTGCCGCGATGCTCGCGGCCAACTCGCCACTTGCGGGCGAATATGAGCAATTGTTCTACGGCAAGCTGCCCTGGACGCCGATCCCGAAGCTCTACGACCTGCACCTGTGGATCAACGACGGACTGATGGCGGTGTTCTTCTTCGTCGTCGGGCTCGAGGTGAAGCGCGAATGGATCGAAGGCCAGCTGTCTACCGCCCAGTCGCGCCGCCTGCCGATCCTTGCAGCGGTTGCCGGAATGGCGATCCCCGCGCTGGTCTATGTCGGCGTGGTCGGCGGCGAAGGTGAACTGATGCGCGGCTGGGCGATCCCGGCCGCCACCGACATCGCCTTCGCAATGGGCGTGCTCGGCCTCCTCGGCAATCGCTGCCCCGCATCGCTGCGGCTGTTCCTGCTCACGGTGGCGATCGTCGACGACATCGGTGCCGTACTGGTGATCGCGTTGTTCTATACCGCGAACATCAAGCTCGGCTGGCTGGCTGCATCGGGCGCGGTGGTTGTCGCCATGCTCGTGCTCAACAAGATGCGCGTGGCCCGGTTCTGGCCCTACATCCTGCTGGCAATCGTCCTGTGGTATTTCGTGCTGAATTCGGGAATCCACGCCACCATCGCCGGCGTCGTCGCCGCGCTGTGCATCCCCATGGTCGGCCCCGATGACCAGACCATGGTCGAACGGATGGAGCACGGGCTCGCGCCGTGGAGCGCTTATCTGGTGGTGCCGGTGTTCGGCTTCGCCAATGCGGGCGTGCCGTTGGCCGGAATGGGTATGGAGCAGATCCTTGCGCCGCTGCCGCTCGCGATCGCGGCGGGCCTGTTCCTCGGCAAGCAGGTGGGCATTTTCGCCGCCATCTTCGCCGCCGACAAGCTGGGTTTCGCACCGCGCCCCGACGAAGCGAGCTGGACCGAAATCTGGGGCGTATCGATACTCTGCGGGATCGGTTTCACCATGTCGCTGTTCATCAGCGGCCTGGCCTTCACCGGTCAGCAATTGTTGATCAACGAGGCGAAGATCGGGATCCTGCTCGGATCGCTGATCTCCGCCGTCGTCGGTTATGCCATACTGAGGATGTCGGCGACGCACCCGGACGATGCGCGATCACCCTATATCGACTGA